CAATGGATGGGGTATGATATTGAAATTCGAGCATTAAGTTATGCAATTGCTCAGAGTTTTATGCGGTGGCAAGACAGAATTTTATGTGCGAGAATTGCTTCAGTAAATACATTGCCTGAAAGCGTTTTAGATGAGAGAGCAAAAGAATTGAACACACCATATTATGATTCTGATCTTGATATTGAATTGAAACGCTCACTAGTAAAAAATACTATATCTTTGTATCGTAAAGCTGGGACAAGATCGGCAGTTGAAGAAATGGTGAAGATTGTTTTTGGCTCAGGGGTTATTTCTGAATGGTATGAGCATGATGGAGAGCCTGGAACTTTTAGAATCGAAACGACAGCAAATCCGACAACAGATATCCTTGAAACTTTTACGACTTTACTTAAAAAAGTTAAAAATGTAAGTGCATCATTAGAATCAATTTCTCAAGGAAGAAGACTAGATGCAGAAACTGAATACATTGCAATGGCAGCAGTCTATGCAATACGAATAACAATTAAATAGAAAGTGGGGATGGAATGGCTTTATTCAATCAAGTGGTAATTACAAAGCGAGGGCGACAATTAATTGCAGATGCAACAGCTTCGCAAAAGCACATCACATTTACAACTGTAAAAACAGGGGCAGGAGTTTATAACGGTAATGAAAATTTGCAAGAAGCTACAGATTTACTAGATGAAAAAAACACTTACCCCATCGTCGCTCTGTCAACTGTATCTGGAGACACTGTAAAACTACGATCACAAATTAGTAATCAAAATGTGACCGTGGGTTATACATTGACAGAATACGGTGTGTATGCAAAGCTAGATAATGGTGCAGAAATACTTTTTGGGATTTCAACTGCACAAAGTGCAGATTTCTTCCCCGCATATGCTAATTCACCAGTTTCGATTTTACTTGAAATGTATTTAAAATTTGCAAATGCAAATACTATTCATTTTGATTTTACTGTGCCCGGAGGGATTTTTGCAGATGCAGTAGATGTACAAGAGTTAACGATAAGAGTTGACAGAATTAATCGAGTCCAACAGAGAGATTTACAGACTAAAGAAGTATTACTATTAGCTGAAAAATGGCAGCAAGAGGGGAATGTTTTTAAACAGGAAGTGGTGATAAATGGTGTCACTGCGGGTGATAATCCAATTTTAGTAAGGACTATTGATGGGATTCAAAACCCAACAGATGTAAAGGTGTATAATAAAAATTTCAATTATATTTATAGTGGTGTTACAAATACTAACACTGCTATTTTTTATGCTTATAAGCGACCTTTAAGAAGCTTAAAAGTCGGCTTGAAGGGGGTGTAATATGGGTAAAATTGGAATACCTGGCGGAGCAGGCGGGGTCACTTCTGACGATGTAACTGCTTCTAAAGCACAAGTATTACAAGGATATAAGACCGTTACTACTGACAGTGACGATGAGGTGGTAGACGGACAAATCAAAAGTGTGGACTGTGCAGCAAACGATTATAGCTATAATCGCTCAAATTCCTTTGGCATTGATACAGGGCACGGTACATTCTGGATCGAATTGCCACATCGAAATGCTTATTATTGGCGTGCGGATAATAGGCCACACACAGAAATTACAGCGTCTGCCCTTGGCAATGCTGCTGCTGCACAAGTGCTAGGGGGCGTCACTTTTACTAGTAAAAATGGAGTAGCGATTGGAGGTAGCATACCAAGGTGGGTATGCACTACAGGAAATGTAATCTCTGCTGGTGGTGATGGTTCCGCATGGGCTTGGGATGATGTATATGCTGGAAGGGGAAGAGGCGTGATATGCAGTATCCCAAACGGATGGTATATCGAAAACGCAGGATATATCTTTTTACCATCACCAAACTTATATTCTCAAAATGTGGTAAAAGGGGTCAATATCAATAATGTGATTGGGACTAGAGATTGGGTAGATGTTCCGTCTGACAGAACTATCGCTGGAGATGTAGTTTTTAATGTATCAACTTCTGAGCAGCAATCTATGTTGCATTATCAGAGAATTAACTTTACTTCATACGAAGCATTGCTACTAGGAGTAGACCAAGTTGGCATAGATATCAGTAGAGGAAGACGATATGACAAAGGAAATGGGCGGTATCACATTGCTGACATTGCGGTTATAAGAGCTGATGTGCCTTTTTGGGTAAATACTGCGGATGGTTTAATCGCTCAATTTGTTGTTCGTAGAGAAAATAACGGGCTTCTTATATTTTATCAAGGTAATAAAAATTCAACGATTACTTTAAATATTTATTGTCATGCTTATTCATCAGCGATAATACAGGACTACTCTTAAAGGAGGTAAAAATGAAACTTACAGTGTTCTATGACAAAACGACTGGCAATCTTTACGGGTCAACGATTGCAGCTAAAGAAAATGTTGAAATTAGAGTCTTTGATGTACGAGAAGGAGAACTCGTACAAAAGGTGGACTTGGAAAAGGGGGAACTAATCACAAAAACAGTAGGTAGCGTCAGCTCTGAGCAAATGGACGCTTTGAGGTCACAAATAGAGCTGTCAAACAGCAAAGTGGTAGCCCTCGGCCAATCGATTGCTGAGTTAACTACGATGATCTTAAGTAATGAAAAAGACAACGAAGAATAACTATGAGTAAATTAAAAGACATATTCAATAGTATACTCATAAAAATAATTTTTAAATCAATTGGAGGTACAAAAATGAAGTATAAAGGATTAGCAACTGTTTATGCGTATTTAATTATTGACAGAGAACTGACTTATGCAGAAGTTCCAAAGTTTTTGAAAAAATCAGTTAAAGAAATGTTAATTACCCTGGGTGCTGAAGAACTTGCAATGGAGGGCACTGCTGCCACAGATGCATAAAACACATTGTAGAGCGTTTTACAACACATTGAATAATGAGCTACTGCGAAGCGGATAGTTTCTGTGGATCAGTGGCTCTTTTTAATATTTTTCAAAAAAGGAGATTTTTATGAGTATAGAAGCAGGTAGAAAGTTTTTGAGAGGTGATTACAGTCAGTATACACCGACCGGAAAAAGTTACTTTGTTAAACACGAAGAGTATAGTAAGACACCTCACATAGGCGATATTGTGTACTTTTACAGCGGTTCACTTCGTAGGGTTGCCCACGTTGGTGCGGTAATAAGCGTATCAAAAAAGGAAAATCTTTATAGCATTGATACTGTCGAAGGGAACACGAGTTCAGGCGAATTTGATAGAAATGGGGGTATGGTCGCTATTAAACGCTATACTTTTAGAACTTCTCAAGTGGGTGGAGGACATCGCATCGATGGGTTTGGTACTCCACTGTATGATGAGAGTACTTGCAGTGTAGATGATTTTGTGAACACACTAAAAGCGGAAGTCGGATATATTGAGAAAGCAAGTAATAAAAACTTAGACGATAAGGCGGCTAACACAGGGGATGCAAATTATACAAAATATGGTGCGTGGTATCAAGTAAATTGTGGCGGTGACCATCCAGCATATTGGTGTCAACAGTTTATTAGTTACTGTGCTTTTAAAGCTTGTCAGAAACATCTTGAGAATGTTATAAAAGGTCAGTGGATTAAGCAGAAAGATGGTTGGTATTACAAAGATGAGAATGGCAATGATGTTCGTGGGAAATGGGCAAAAATTGCTGAGAGATGGTATGTTTTTGATGAGGCAGGAAGAGCTATCAAAGGCTGGTTTAGGTCAGGAAATGACTGGTATTATCTCAATCAAGACGACTATGCCATGCTGGCTAGACAGTGGGTTACTGTAAACGGGTGTGGTTATTATCTTGAAAGAAGCGGAGTAATGGCAAGAAATGCATATGTTAAAGGTGATGGGGATATCTATTATTTCGTATCTGAAGAAGGAAAATGGATGCACGAGTATGATACTAAGAGCCCAGATCTGGAAAAATATGAAGTGGCAGAATAAAGGGGGGAGCTTATGAGAACAAGCATTTTATACACGATCATTGGAGCGATAGGAGGATTTATAGCTATGGCGTTTGGTGGATGGAGTGATGCACTTATTACACTTATGATTTTCATGTCTGTAGACTATGTCACAGGTCTCGCCGTCGCTGGTATCTTTAAGAAAAGTAAAAAATCTGAAAGCGGAGCACTGGAATCAAGGGCAGGGTTCAAAGGAATATGCCGTAAAGGCGTTGCTTTACTTATTGTGCTTGTAGCAACAAGACTTGATGTGGTGATGAAGACAACATACATCAAAGATGCAGTTATCATAGCTTTTATAGCGAATGAAAGCATTAGCATAATTGAAAACGCAGGACTTATGGGGATACCAATTCCAAGCGTTATTACAAAAGCAATTGATATTTTAAAGAAAGAATCAGAGAAGGCAAATACAAACTAAACTCTATAAATAGTATGTCGCAAAAATGTCGCACTAATTTACAAGAAGCCTTATAAATAGCCGATTTATATACTAAATATAGGGTGACTTTTAATCAAGTTGTCCCGGGTTCGAGTCCCGGGTGTCTCAGGTTAAACAAAAGGAGTTGTGAGAATTTTTCACAGCTCCTTTTTTGTTGTTGATAATGACAATTTTTCGTTTTTATTGCACCCCTTTGGCGAATACGATATACTAGTACAAGAGTATAATTTATATTAGGGGGTGTAGGCTTGGCAAGTAGAATTGAAGAAGCCATTGAAAATATAAAAAATGGTGTTGTGGAAGGTTTTGAAGACTTCTATCTTTTGACTTATCAAGACACGTATATGGATATTCATTCGACATCGAGTGATGAAGTATATATTTGGGAAATTGTAAAAAGAGTTTATAAAGATGTTTGGAATCATGCAGATAAAATTCCAAGTGCAGCATTGACAAGAGAATGGATGCGCACTGTGATTGAAAAAGTTTCAAT